GACCAACAGGGTGTCCGGCGTGGCCGCCGCCGAGAAGACCCGCGCGCTGCTGGCGGCCACGGCGCCGGCCCGCTGCCACCTGCAGGACCTCGCATTCACGGATGCCGTCTTCTATGACGACGAGTTCAGCTACGACGGCACCTACAACCACGGAGCAGTGTGACAACCATGGCAAACCTGCCAGAAGAATCGAAGTACGACGAAGGGGTCTACCAGATCGAACGGAAAGACCGTGTCGTCGGTGGCCCCGACGGGGTCAGCAACAAGAGCGCCCGGAATCTGGCCAACCGCACGAAGTGGCTGAAGGACCAGATTGCACGGCTCTTCAGTGAGAAGGCGGACAAGGCCAGCCCGACGTTCACGGGGCAGGTGCAGGTGCCGACCCCGGCCGACAACGACGACAGCACCTCTGCAGCCAGCACGAGCTGGGTGCGGCGTGTGATGCTGCCCAAGACCCACGCTGGCAGCCGTGGCGCTGCGGTGCACGGCGAGGCCACGACCACCGAGGCCGGGTTCATGTCACCGGCCGACAAGGTCAAGCTCAACGGAATTGCCACGGGGGCGCAGGCCAATGCGGTGACATCGGTGGCGGGCAGGACCGGGGCAGTGACGCTGGCGGCGGCCGACGTTAGCGGCGCGGCGCCGGAGTTTCGGCCGAGAATAACGGAGGCCGTGTTTGTAAGCACCAAGGCTTCTGGAGGCCAAAGTTCTCCGCCCGCCATCAAGACTGAAAGCTGGGTAGATATGCGGTCCAGTCCGGTTTTTGTGTCTTCACCGGCTACGATGGTCACTTTGCGTGGGCACCCGGGCATGTATCGAGGCGCAAACGCAGAAGACCAGGTGGCGAACATTGGCTATGTAAAGTCATATGTTTCCACCGACGCAGTGGCTTCCATCAACGGCAAGCGTGGCACCATCAACAAACTGGACGTGGCAGACGTAGAAGGGGCTGCCCCGCTCAATGCTCCACACTTCAAAGGAACCGTGGAGTTTGCGAATCATGTCAATTTCCGGGGTGGGGTTGCCTTTCATGACAATTCGTACGGCGTGCAGGTTTCCTCCCCGCCAGCAGGGGATAGCAGCGCCATGGTTCCGAACACCTGCTGGGTCAAACAAAACACTGTCGCTTCCATCAACGGCAAAAAGGGCGCCATAAACAAGCTTGCCGTCGCCGACGTGGAAGGCGTAGCGCCGCTGAACTCTCCCACCTTCACCGGAAATATCACGGTCCGTGGCCCGACGGATTTTGCCAATGGCGTGCGCGTGACCTGCAATACCGTTGCCAACGAAGACGACAGCTTCCACATGGCCAACACCCAGTGGGTGCGGCGTGCCATGGCGCACATTGCAAGTTCTGCCGGCTTTGTGCACAGGCTGAACGGTGCATGGGGGTTTCTGAAATTTCCCAGCTGGCTGGGAGGTGCGGTCATTCAGTGGATGGAGGCCAGTTCGACAGAAACGACATACAACCGCAAGAATTGGCCGATTGCGTTTCCGCGCGACGTGTCTGGTCTCTTCATTACGCCCAGGAATGGGAACGCATGGACTGTTGCGGCGTCCTCTGAGGGGCCGCAAACTGTTGTTTGGGAATGTCCCAACGCGCGTAATGGGCGCAATTGTTCGGTGATGATTCTTGGTTTTGGGTGGTGAAACGATGTTTGCACTTGGATTTCAGATGTACTACTCCCCGTCGCTGGGTGGGTTTTATTGCGAAGAGATCAACGGCGAATTCATGCCCGTTGACTGCGTACCCATCAGCGACGAGCTGTACGAATCGTTGATGGCGGGCTCTCAGGCCGGTATGGCCATCGTGTCGGACGAGAAGGAAATTGCGCGCTGCGTGACCCAGGAAGAGGCCCGCAGGCTGCGCGAGACGGCGCAACCCACAGCGCTGCAGAAGTCCGTCGAGGAAATCGAGGCGCTGCGGCAGGAGGCGTACCGCAAGGAAGCCGATCCGCTGTTCTTCAAGGCCCAGCGCGGCAAGGCCACGATGGAGGAGTGGAAAGCCAAGATCGCCGAGATCAAGAAACGCTACCCGAGCCCCATCCCCGGCGCCGATGACGAGACAGCCGAGGATGCACCGCCCGAAGATAATGCGCAGGTCCATGAAGAAACCTCCGCGCAGAACGGCGCTGACGCGACTGGTGCAGCAGGTACGGTTGATGCAGCTGGTGCCGCCGATGCGCAGGACAGCACGGGCCTGCCGAGCGATGCAGCCCCGCAGAACGAGGCCGCAGGCACCATCGAGGCACCCGAACAGCCGGCTGCTGACCAGGACGAGAGCACGGCACCCCAGACTGAACCTGTGGCCGAGGCCAGCCCGCCAGCAGAACCAGAAGCCGAGGCGCAGGCCACCGATGAGCCGGTCGCCGAGGTCGAACCGACTGTCGAGCACGAGGCGTCCAGCGAAGAGCCGCCGGAACCGACACCGCCCACCGAGGCGCCGGCCACCGCCACTGACGACACCACTGCTGATGCCCCCATCGCTGGCCAGGACGCGGCGGCTGCGCCAGCCACTGAAGCCACGCCTCCCGGCGGAGCAGCGGGTGCCGAGGACACGACCGACGGCCAGGATTCCGCCCCGAAGCCCGGCGAGCCGACCGCCCAATGACCTCTCCTCCAGGGACGGGCGCGCACTGACGCCCTCCCACCGGCCGGGTCCAGCATGCCCGGCCGTTTGCCGCCCCGCTGATACGGTGAGGGCGGTTTTTTGTGTCTGCGCCACAGACAGGCACGGACAGGAAAAACCACACGGGGACAGCAGCCGGCGGGCGGCGCACAGTACCGGGCGTTTTGCCACCACCACATGAGGCATTCATGTCCGAGAACTACCTTCACGGGGTCGAGGTCGTCGAAATCGACAGCGGCCCCCGCCCGATCCAGACCGTACGCTCCAGCGTCATCGGGATCGTCGGCACCGCCCCGCGTGCTGACGAAGCCGCGTTCCCCCTCAATACCCCGGTGCTCATCGCGGGCTCGATCAAGGAAGCCGCGAAACTGCGCGCCAATGCAGGCGACGACGACGGCACGCTGCCTGCCGCCCTCGATGCCATCTTCGACCAGGCAGGCGCGGTGGTCGTGGCCATCCGTGTGGCCAAGGCCGAGAGCGACGCCGACACGCTGGCCAACGTGCTGGGCGGCACCAACGCAACGACCGGCGAATACGAAGGGCTCAAGGCGCTGCTGGGCGCCGAATCGAAGCTGGGCGTGGTGCCGCGCATCCTGATCGCGCCGGGCTTCACCCATCAGCGCACCAACGGCCAGGCCAATGCCGTCGTGTCCGCCCTGCAGGGCATTGCCGCCCAGCTGCGCGCGGTGATCATCGCCGACGGCCCGAACACCACGGATGAGGCCGCCAAACAGTACGCCGGTGATTTCGGCGCCCCGCCCAATGGCGCGCGCGTCTACCTGGTCGATCCGTGGGTGCTGCGCATCAACGCCAAGGGTGTGGCCGAGCCGCAGCCGCCCAGCCCCTGCGTGGCCGGGATGATCGCGCGCAGCGACAACGACCGCGGCTTCTGGTGGTCGCCATCGAACCAGGGCATCAACGGTATCGTCGGCACCGTGCGGCCCGTGGACTTCACGCTCGGGGACTCGAACGCGCGCGCCAACCTGCTCAACGAAGCGAAGATCGCCACCATCATTCGCCACGACGGGTATCGGCTGTGGGGCAACCGGTCGCTGTCGAGCGATGCGAAGTGGGCGTTTCTCTGTGTGCGCCGCACGGCAGACATGCTCCAGGAGTCACTGCTGCGCAATCACCTCTGGGCCGTGGACCGGGGCATCACGAAGACCTACATCGAGGACGTGACCGAAGGGGTCAAGGCGTACCTGCGCAACCTCACTGCCAAGGGCGCCATTCTGGGCGGCGACTGCTGGGCAGACCCGGAGCTGAACACCCCGGACCAGATCGCCCAGGGCAAGGTGTGCTTTGACCTTGATTTCACCGCGGTGTATCCGGCCGAGCGTGTGACCTTCCGCAGCCAGCTCACCAACAAATACCTGACGGAGATCTTCTGATGGCCGCGCGTGACGTACGCAAAAACTTCAACCTCTTCGTCGATGGCAAGGGCTTTGCCGGGCAGATCGAAGAGTTCACCCCGCCGAAGCTGACGCTCAAGACGGAAGAGTTCCGGGCCGCGGGCATGGATGCACCCATCGAGCTGACCATGGGCCTCGAAAAGCTCGAAGCCTCATTCAGCCTGATCGCCGTGGACCGCGCCGTGCTGGCCGCGTTCGACGTGGCCGAGGGCAAGGTGGTGCCGTTCGTGGCCCGTGAGGCGCTGGAGTCGTTCGACGGCACCGTGACACCGGTCATCCACACCCTACGCGGCAAGGTGAAGGAGATCGACCACGGCACGCTGAAGCCCGGCGACAAGGTGGGCATCAAGATCAGCATGGCGGTGACGTACTACAAGCTGCAGCACGGCCGCGACGTGATCACCGAGATCGACGTGGAGAACATGGTCCGCGTCATCGACGGCAAGGACACGGCCGCGCCGGTGCGGGCGGCGCTGGGGATGTGAGGCGCACTGAGCGCTGATTCATGGGCCGGCCATGGGGTCGGCCCGTTTCGTTGAGAACAACCAGATCAAGTAAGGAGCCAGCATGGCCAAGAAAGTGACGACGGAAGTGCAGACCGGATACGTGGACATCGAGCTGAGCCGGCCGATAGAGATCGATGGCACGAAGGTGACGACGCTGCGGATGCGTGAGCCGCTGGTGTCGGACCAGCTGGCGCTGGACGAGATGAAGGGCTCGGACGCCAGCAAGGAGGTGCTGCTGGCAGCCAATCTGTGCGAGGTGACACCCGATGACATCAAGCGCCTGACGCTGCGCGATTACCGCAAGGTGCAGCAGGCATTCTCGGGTTTTATCGTCTGACCGGCGACTATGTGAGAGCAGGCACGCTGGCGCTGGCCTCGCACACGGGCTGGTCATGTGCGGAGATTCTGGCCATGCGCACGGAGCGCTTCGTGTGGTGGCTGGAGGGGTTGCCGAAGAACGAGTAGTGATGCTGGGCGCATTTGGCCAGCGGATAAAAGGAAAAAAGAGCTGATGTTATCCAAAATCACGACGACCGTAATCATCGGAGCTGCATTGTCTGGCGGATTCCTGGGAACGACGGGGCGGGCCAAGACGCATATCGAAGGTCTCGGGAAGGAGATCGAGCGTCTGGAGCGTAAGCAGGCAACGCTCGAACGCATGCGCAGGCGAGGAGGTAGTCGGGGGGCGCTGGCTGAAGAAAGACTCGGTGCTGTCACTCGAGACCTCGAGCGCTTCAAGTCGCTCAGGGTCGGTCTTGAAGGATCGCTTGCACGCATGGAAAGCGGCAAGGGGATGATGGGAAACGCGCTCAAGAGCATTGGCTCCGTTTGGGCGGGAAGTATGGTCCTTCTGCAGCCACTCAAGGCCGCCAGCAAGTTCGAAGACGCGATGCTGGGTGTAGCAAAGCAGCTCGACGGTGCCCGGGATGCGCAAGGTAATCTCACGCCAACCTTCTTCAAGATGCGAGAGGAAATCCAGGCGCTTGGCCGCACGATCCCGATGGCAACCAACGATCTCGCCGAGATGACCGCAGCCGGGCTGCGCATGGGGGTTGCGGGCGACGAGGTGATTGATTTCGTCAAAACTTCATCGATGATGGCTGCTGCTTTCGAGCTTCCCGCAGGCAAACTTGCCGAGGAGATGGGCAAGATCGCCGGGGTCTACAAGATTCCGATCAAGGAGATCGGCGGACTGGCGGACGCCATCAACTACCTCGACGACAACGCGCAGTCCCAGGGTGGAGACATCATCGAGGTCATGAAGCGAATCGGCGGCGTGGCCACCATGGTGGGTATGTCGGCCAAGGATGCAGCAGCGCTCGGCTCGACCTTCCTGACACTCGGAGCGAGTGCCGAGGTAGCGGCAACGGCCTCCAATGCAGTGATCCGGGAGCTTTCGGTGGCGGCCTCGCAACCCAAGCGGTTTCACGATGCTCTGGATGCTTTGGGCCTCAAATCAAAGGATGTTCAGGCCGGAATGGTGAAGGACGCCACCGGCACCATCCAGATGGTGCTGGAGAAACTCAACAGCAAGGAAATCAGTGATGAAAAACGCCTGACGATTGCTACGATGCTCTTTGGCAAGGAGTACGGTGATGATGTGGCCAAACTTGCCGGCGGCATTGAGGAGTACCGCCGTCAGCTGAAACTGGCCAACAGCGAAGAGGCCAAGGGCAGTATGGCGCGGGAGAGCGCCGCCCGTGACAAGACGATGTCGGCTCAGTGGCAGATGCTGAACAATCAGATTCAAGAGGCTATGGTTGTCATTGGCGAACAGCTGATGCCGGCAGCAAAAGAAATCATGGGCGTGGCAGGGGTCGTACTGGAAGACTTGACAAAGTGGGCAAAGAATAACGGACCTCTTCTTCGTGATATTTTCAACACAGCCATGAAAATGGCTGGTGCTTTCATGGTCGCGAAAACAGCGATGCTGGGTCTCGGAGCGTATCGGTATGTTATGGGGTCGGTTGCCTCTGGCATTCAGATGGCGTGGGGCAGTGGTCTTAGAGTGCTCCAGCTCTATCAATCTGCGCAGAATGGTCTGTTCAAGTGGTCGCTGCGTTTATGGGGGGCAGGCGGAAGGTCTTTGCTTCAGTTTTCAAGGGCATGGAAATTTGTTGGGGGGGCAGTGCGGGAGGTTGGATTTAATATTGGCGTTCTGCGAGGTATGTTTCAGACACTATCCAAATGGGTGTATACATTCATAAGGTCGAACCCTCTCGGTTTGGCGATTGTATTGATTGGAACGGCAGTGACGATGATTCAGAAGAACTGGTCATCATTTTAGTGGTTCTTTGGAGAGATCAAGAGCGCCATGGAGGATTGCTCCGCCTTTTTGAAGGATATTGAAAATGCCGCAAAAGCGGCGATTGAAGAAATCAAGCGCCTTGTCAGTGCTTCTTTCCTTGAGCCTGCCAGAGAACGGGTGTCAGGCTGGATTGAGGGTGCTGTGAACTGGTGGAATGGAACAACGCCGGAGCGCGCGGATGCTACGGTGATGACACGTCGTCAGATTCTGGAGAGCGAAGTTCCTCCATGGCCAGTGCCACCGCAACTCCCATCAGTGACCTCCCGTGGCGGAAAAACGATCAATCACACCGACAACAGCACCATAGCCATAAACATTGTCCAGCAGCCTGGGGAGAGCGCTGCCGCGCTTGCCAAGCAGACCGCGCAGGAGATCGAGCGTAACAGGCAGGTGCGTCAGCGTGGGCTGATGCTCGACCTGGTGCCGGCTCAATGAGCGGCCAGACACGCGGCGATAAGCGATAGACGCCAGCAGGCGCCGTTCGCCGGGCCGTGCACGCGAGTGTGACGTGGTGCGCTATGGTGATTCAGAGAGCATGCGATACTGGGAGGAAGCAACGTGCAGCGATATGAACCATGGACGAAGAAAGCGAGCTTGAGCAACTGGTCAAAGAGATCGGGGGGTACGAGGAGCAGACCCGACACGCGGAGCTGGTTCGTGTTGTCGTTTTGGTTATCGCGCTCTCTGGGCTGGGATGCTTCATCTGGGGCATCAAGGAATGCAACAAAGAGTCCGAGGCCGTTTATCAGGCATGTAAGTACAACCAATCGTATGAGTGCTTCCGGAGCGCAAGGGAGGCTTACCGCCAGAACCACTGAGCGGGCTGTCGAGCAGGGAGGCCCGGCATGACCTCCCGCTACCCCCTCGGCGCCCCCGTCATGCTCCAGCTCGGCGCCTACCAGTTCGGCCTCAACACCGCGGCCTTCCAGGGGCTGCAGCGCTCCGACGACTACCGCTGGCCCGAGCAGGAGCGCCTCGGCCGTGAGGCCGCCCTGCAGTTCGTCGGCCCCGGCGCTACCACCATCAACCTCGATGGCGTCATCTACCCCGAGTGGCGGGGGGGGGCCGGCCCGCCCGCGGCCCGCCGCGCCCCGGGCCGCGCGGGGGGGCCCCCG